TATCGAAGGGTCAGCGCGTACCGCTCAACGTCTACTACCATCACGGCATGGATAGCATGGTTGGTAAGAAAAGCATCGGTACAGGCTACATCAAGATGGACGATACCGGGCTTTGGTACGAAGCGCAGTTAGATCTAGCAGATGAGTACGGCAGCATGATCGCAAAGCTCTGCAAGCAAGGCAAGATGGGCTTTTCATCTGGTGCTGCTGGTCATCTGGTAGAGCGTAAGAGCATGGGCGGTGCAGCTGAAATTACACGCTGGCCTATCGCTGAAGCATCGATTACACCGACACCCGCCGAGTATCGCAACAGCGTAAAGACCCTCAAGGAGTACTACGGCATGGAGCCTATGATGGATATGGAAGAAGAGATGGTAATGGCTCCAATGCCTGAGCAATCCCCGGAAGAGTACGCAATGTCGGTATACGATGATGCTGAAGGTGACCTTATCCACGAGGGGCTTGAAGCCTACTACGATGCGCTCTGCGGGGCTATCGAAGCGGTATCCGATCAGACCATGGCGGATGCCGTGATTGATGAATTTACTAGACGTGCAAAGGGCTTGTATGCCATGCACGGCATGAAGAGCGTACAACCCGCTTCCCTGCGGGGTGTTGAACGTCGACTGCGGGATGCAGTCGGTTTGTCACGGTCAAGCGCTAAGCGTTTGGCTCCCGTAGTCTGGGATTCTCTGCGGGATGCAGACCAGCCGGAAGAGCAGCCGTCCATCGTAGTAGAGGCGAAAGCCCATGACAATGACGAGCGCCAGGACTTACTGGCTCGTCTGGAGTTGCTAACACAACTATGAATTTGACACAGTTACAGAATCAAAAAGACTCTGTGCTTGCTACCGCGCGGGAGCTTGCTTCCGGTAACGGTGACCTTGCACAGGTCAAGAGCCTTATGGCTGAAGCCAAGGGCATCGAAGAGCGTATCGAGACCATCAAGGCACTCGGACAAGGCCACCCTGTGGCAACCGAAGTTGCAGCTGAGCAGCCTTGGAAGTCCGGCGGCGTTGGTAAGAATCCATTCTCCGGTACTCGTGATGAGGCTAACTACAAGGCTTACGCTTGGGGTCAGTGGGGACGCTCTATCATGGGCAACCGCAAGGCTGCTGACTGGGTAAAGAACAACCTCAAAGCACAGTCCGAAGGCACGACAACCGCTGGTGGTTTTACTGTTCCAGATCCGCTGTCAAGCGAACTTATCTACCTGCGTGAACAGTTCGGTATTGCTCGGCAGAACTGCCGCATCTACCCGATGTCAAGCGATGTCCTCAACGTCCCTAACGCCACCGCATCCACCACGGTCTACTACCCTGGAGAGAATACGGCTATCACCGCTTCCGACTTGACCTTTGCACAGGTGAACTTGGTTGCCAAGAAACCATCGATTCTTACGCAAGTTTCCAAGGAACTGGCAGAAGACTCGATCATCGACTTTGGCGCAACGCTTGCCCGTGATATGGCGTACTCGCTTGCCAAAGAAGAAGACCGCGTCGTTTTCAACAATGCTGTCGATTCTACTTCTGGCCTTGATGGCATCCTTTATGCCGTCTACAACCTCAACGCCACCAAGGCTAACATCGCTAGTCTTCAGGTGTTCACGACCGGCCAGACAATCACGTATAGCCCGACACTTGCTAACTTGAAGGGTATGGTTGCCAAGCTCCCAACGTATGCACCGAATGCGAAATGGTTCATGCACAAGGAGATTTGGTACAACGCGATTGCACCACTGCTTGATGCTTTGGGCGGGAACTCGATTATGGACATCCAAGGCGCATACGGGCCTAACCCTATGCTCTACGGCTACCCGGTAATCTTTGTGCAGAATATGGCTAAAACCCTTGCGGCTACCACGCCATATATCCTGCTTGGTGACCTCAGCGTTGGTACTGCATTCGGTGACCGCCGTACTGTTACGATTGAGGTATCGGATCAGCGCTACTTTGTTGAGGATGCACTCGCATTCAAGGCAACTGAGCGTTTCGCCTTCAGTGCTTTCGATGTTGGCAACGTCAATGCCACGGCATCCAGCCGTGTCCCTGGCTCGCTTATCGTTGGAGCATCCGCAGCTACATAAAGCGAGCGGTTCTTATCTCAAGCCCTCGGCAGACGTGCCGGGGGCTTTCTTTATATGTGGGATAGTGGAGCATGATGACACGAGCCGAAGCGATAGCGCAGGTATCCCTTTTTGTAGATGCCCAGTCCTATCCGCAGATGTCCACAACCGACATAGGGAGCATCCTAGATTCTTTCTCAAGGTTCACCACTTGGGCTGTAAGCACGGCTTACTCTGTTGGTGATCGTGTAGTTCCTAGTATTCCTAACGGCAGGGTTTACGAATGCAGGGTTGCTGGTACGTCAGGAACGACACAACCCGATTACCCCGTGTACCCGGCGTATCAGTTTCAAGGCTTCAGTGTTGAAGATGGGGCATCCAATCCACGGCTTACATGGGTAGACATGGGGCCTGCTAACGTAGAGCGCTACGATGTTCGCACAGCCACCCGGCAAGGTTGGCTAATCAAAGCCTCACGGTGTGCAAGCGACATCGATGCCAAGGAAGGCACATCCGATGTCAAGCTCTCACAACTCAAAGCCCACTGCCTAAGCATGGCCGAGCGATATAGACCGTTGGTGTTCGCATGAGCCCTATCCTACGCGCCACATTGAGCGCTGGCATGGTACGCAACCTGTGCCAAGACCGAGTAGAAATACATCGCTTCACGCTTACCGAAGATGGCAGGGGCGGTGCTACTGAGACATGGCGCAAGGTTGCCGAGTACAACGCCAGGCTAACCAACCAATCAGACACAGAATCAATCGTAGGTGGTGGCATCCAGTCATCTGCACAGTGGACGCTAATAGTCGCTGTTAGTGCTGATGTCATGCCGCAGGATAGGGTTTACCGGGTAGGTGATGACTCGAAGTATTACGATGTGATCGGGACAGACTTTGGACAAACCGAGTTGCTCGTTCAGCACGTCGGATTAGTGGAGCGTACAGCGTGATGGCAGAATGGATGCAACTAGCGGCGGTTATAGGGATACCCTTGATTGCTAGTATCAGCGGGTTATACAAGATGCTCTGGGATATCAAGAGTGACATCCGGATTCTGGTTCATGATGCCAAGCAGACAGAAGCAGATTTAGTGATTATTAAAAAGGCGATAGCGAGACTAAGCGAGCGAGTAGCCGCACTGGAGGCACGACATGGGTAGTATCAGCATCAAGCGGTTAGTGGTCGTTGTGATCGTGGCTTTTACAGCTGCATTCACTAGCGTGTTCGGCGATGGCGTCCGGACATCCGAAGCTCACGACCTGAGCGAGCTGGGCGCAGTGCTTGCACTCTACGGCTCTAAGGCGGTAGCGGCGGGTGTCTCCGCTGCGGTGTCTAGTGTGCTGGCTTTTCTGACAATGCCGTTCAAGGGTGTGCAAGCGAACAGCCTGAAGGTGGGAAAATGAACATACAAAACCTTGTAATCGAAAAAGTACCAGCACCGTCGACGGACTGGAAAGTATTCGGCGATGTCCTTGATGACGATGGAAATCTGCTCGGAACATTTGGGCCTGATGGTACTAGCGTCAATGAGTGGTGGGTTATGCAAGACCAACTATTTCAGTATCAGACAGTACAGTTGTTTGCAGTCACGATGGCGCAAGAAATAGCAAGCGGGAACTCTGAGTAATGGCAACATATTATGTGCGCCCAAATGGAAGCGACTCTAATGCTGGTACTGGCCCTGCTATAAATCAAGCGTGGCTAACAATCACAAAAGCATTGAGCAACACATCCGGTTTGGTTGGTGGTGACATTGTCTACGTTGCTCCGGGACATTATCTAGAGCAGGTCACAATCGGAATCACAAGCCCATCATCTACCGTACAGATTATCGGTGACGTAACCGGCGCACAGTTTAGCCTACCTGCTGGTCTTGTTCGCCTGTCTGGATTCTCAAGTGCTGGTAATGCTGCCATTGTTTATACTGGACCGATTCTTAAAGGTACGTCTAAAAACAATCTTTCATTTTCAAACTTTATATTTGAAGGCAAAGGTTCTGGTGGAGTTGGCGTTGGATTAGTTACGTTTCTTACTTCACAAAACATATCATTTTCAAAATGCTTATTTGCTCAAGAGGGCAACGATTCTGGCGGTTCTGGCGGTGCTGTTATTGAAATGGGCGCACCTACATCAAGTCCACTTAATGCTACATTTAGTAAGTGTATATTCGGCTCCGCAAGATTTATGGTCTATCTAAAAGGTAATAATGTCGCTGATACAACATCATTTAAGGACTGTATTTTCTTCGGTGGTCAGTATCAACTTAATACACTCTCATGCCAAATCAGTGTATTTAATACTACTTTCAATGGGGCGTCTGTATCTGCTTTTGAAGGTGCATCCGGTTCTGCTACCTTTCCATCAACATTTAGAAACAATATATTTCTATATTGTGCAGTGGGAATAAACTGCACAGCGTCTCACCGAACTGAGGACTACAATCGATTTATTGGGGCGGCATCTACAGGAGCAACACCCGGAAGTAACTCAAGTACAGTCGGTGCTTCTCGTCTAACTTACGGCTATGCGCGAATGGTTGGACTTTATACAGCGGACTTCTGGAGTCCAGAGCTGAACAGTCCTAACCAAGGATTCGGAACAGCAACCGGAGCGGAAGCAACAGACGTTTATTCAACCGCATGGACTGGCGCATCACCTGATGCTGGATACCAGACCTACAGCCTATTGTCTAACCTTACGCCTAACTACCTCCCAACGGAGCGGAACGCATCCGCCATCACAATTGCCCCCGGCTCAACCTCACAAAGCATCGAGCTTTATCTAGGTGTTCCGGGCATAGCCTTTAACGCAGTAGGTCTAGCGGCCTACTACGTCCGCAATCAGAGCGCACCGGTGGCTATCACGCTGGTCACGCAGACAGCAACAGGAGCGTGGTCATCTGGTGGCTTTGCTGAGATAAGCTCGAGCCTCGTGCCGGGCGTGTATCGTTTGGATGTTCCTAACGCCGCTTTCGCCGCTGGCGCATCTGACGTCACGATCGTGGTGCGTGGTGCAAGCGGTACTAACGGCGCGGTGCTGACAGTCAATCTTATAGCCGCACCGACTGATGCGGTGCTTGTACGCATGGGGCCGTTTGAGGTCAAGGCTGATGGCCTTGGGGCATCTGATCCGCTCGACATCCAGAAGGGCGCACAGCACGGCATCGATATCCAGTGTGTAGACAACAATGGCGCAGGGATAGACATCACCTCTGCAACGGTAACGGCTAAAATCTACAACAGCGGTGCAACGCTGGTAGACACGTACGCTTGTACGGCAACCTATGCAGCTGATGGAAGGGCAACCTTTACGATTGACACGACCGTAACGAACGTCCCTGGAACCTACACAGCAACGATTACACGCACCACCGGGGCAAGTGATACCCAGATATTCGGCCCACTCCGCATCTATGTGAGGGACATCTGATGAGCATTCTAAGTAGTTTGGCAAAGAAGTTTCTACGCATCCCGGAGATAAAGATTCCATTCGGCGAGGTTATGCTTTTGCACCAGATCAAAGACACCCTGCACTACCTTTCCTCAAGTGATCTTGACCTTTTGATTCTGGCCATCAAGGCTGAAAGGGCTACCCGTGGCACTAATCTTTGACCTAACAGAAGACCCGCAGCAGGTCGTGCAAGTCTCCGCATGGGTCGGTGATTGGCACAGTTACGTTGTCCGCTTGGTAGACGAACTGGGAAGCCCGGTAGACATTACTACCGGCACTCTCGGTGCTACCTTCACCAACATCCAGACCGGGGCTACCTATACGTTTCCATCCGGTTCGGTTACCTTGACCAAGCAGTACAGCGCTGAAGGAATCCTAAGCGTGTTGAACCCTGCGGCTTACCCGACAGCGGCAGACATCCGACTAACGGTTTCCTTCACGGTGTCAACCACGGTGCGGCGCTTTGGGCCGTTACAGATTCAGGTGTTGGCTCCGTGATAAAGATGAGCTTCAGCCTAAAGAAAGTACGGCTTGATTCTTATCAGAAGAATCTTAGCCGCTTATCTATGGCTGTTGGTAAAGCCGCTGCAGACATACAAGGCAAGGCAAGTGAAAGTATCGCCATGTCAAGCGGCAAGTATCGTGAGTACTACGGCAGGTCTGAACATCCCCACTGGTCAAGTCCTCCAGGCTTACCACCAAACAGTGACACAGGCACGCTCGCAGGTAGCATCAAACCTAAGCGATTGACCGCTACGTCTTACCTTGTTGTCGTTGAAGCAAAGTACGGCGTACCGCTGGAGCTGGGTTGGATAGCAAAGTCTGGCAACCACGTACCGGCTCGCCCGTTCCTGCGTCCAGCGGTTGAGTATGTAGCCCCGTCTTTTCAAGCGGCGTGTAAGGTCATCCTGAAGGGTGGTAAGTAATGGCATTTGAACCAGCGGTGATAGAGCAATGGATCTACGAAACTCTAACCGGCGATACTACCTTGATGGGTTTACTTGCCCCTGACAATAAACCTAACGGTTTCCAGATGGGCGTGTATAACACGATCGCCCCGCAGACAGACCCCATCAGTCGCAAGCAACCGATTACGCCTTACATTGTCTTTGACCGTGCAGGTAACGCAGGGCAAGACCAAGACGTGCTGTGCGGTAGCCGCGTCTTCACTTATCCGACCTATAGAATCACCGTGTGGGATACTGCAAGTGGTGCGGTAAGCATGAATCAGTCCGCTGCTATCATGTCCCGCGTAGACACATTGCTTGACAATATCCACGTTTCGAGTACCACGCCAAGGTTCTACGTTAGGCGGGAATCAACAGCTCAGACGTTTGGTTTGGAGAGTGGTGGTCGGACTGACTTTGGAGTGACGGCGGTGTATCGTTTTGTCACGCAGCAATAGGAGTAACTTATGCCATTTACACGTACAGCCGCTTTGATTGGTGAAAACTGTGTTGTCACCGTAGCCTTTGGTGGATACCAAGACGGTACGCCTTCCGCTTTTACATCTGAGACGTACACCTGTATTGCTCGCTCGGTGCGGTTCAGCACATCGGTCAATACCGTTGATGTTTCCGCTCTTTGCGATACTCAAAACAAGGCGCAAGCAACGAAGGCTAACGGATCCGTTGAGGTTGAGTTTCTGGTAGATTCCGTGGTCGGGCCTATCTTCTTTGGCAAGGAAGGTTTTTACTGCCAGATCGTTCTTACGCCTGGAAGCCTTACGGCTAAAACCTTTGTCGGTGTTGTTACCGGCACAGGCATCAGCGTTGCAACCGAAGAAGCCGTAACTGAATCCGCAACCATTACACTTGGTGCTAACGGAGTTGCTACCGCTTGGTCGTAGTACACTAAGCCATGTCACTAAGTAACCTTAAACAAATCCCTAAAGATGCCGACAGGGGAATCCTTGTGGTCGACCTGTCGAGCATCGCTGGAGATGGCGCAGAACTCCGCTTTCGCGAACCGAAGGCGGCAGACCTCTTCCCAGATTCCAAAGAGCTGCAAACCCTGCGTGTTGCTTTCGCCGAGTTTCCCGAAGCGATGCTATACCAGATCTACCTGCTAGGTCGGTGCTATGTACCAGACCCTACAGATGCAGCTGAGGAATCACCATTACGGGCATTCGGTAATCTGGCACGTACAAGCAAGCAGACGTTCTTTCGTATCCTTGGTGAGTTCATTTCTTGGTATCCAACAGATGACCTTCAGGGCAGGGTAAAAGACGCAAAAAACGACTCAGAGGTGTAGCCGGTCAGGTTGCCTACTACACCGTTAAGTATCTCAACCGGCATCCATCAGAGACCGACCTAACCCTTGACCAAATAGCCGAAGTGGCTATGATCGGACAAGAGATAGAAAAGCAACAGGTCGATATGATGAGTGCATTGTTTGGAGGCAGGTAATGACAGTAGCGGAACTGACGGCTAAGATTTCTGTAGTTGGTGAAGCCGCCGCTGTTCGTGCCTTAAGCCGAGTAGGGCAGTCTGCTCGTTCCGTTGGTGAAGCAATCCGAACAGCCGCCGATGCTACTCGGTTATTTGAAGTTGCACAAGCAAGTTTTGCAACTGTTACTGGTATCGAAGCAGCCAAGGCTTACGATTCACAAGTGCGTGGTCTTGCCGCTTATTCACGTAATGCAGAAGAACTGCAAGCGCAGTTAGCAAGGCTACAAGAGATTGCTAAACTACCGGGGCTTGGGCTTAAAGAAGTTAGGCAGGGTGTTCTACAGTTAGAAGCGGCTGGCATATCCGCGGAAACTTCAGAACGTGCCTTGATGGCTTTTGGTAACGCTCTTGCTCTGGTAGGTCGTGGTAAATCAGAACTGGACGGGGTTATCCTGGCACTCGGTCAGATAGCCAGCAAGGGCGCAATCTCAGCTGAGGAAATCAACCAGATAGCCGAGCGTGTCCCGCAGGTAAGACAGGCACTGGTTACGGCATTCGGCACTGCATCAACTGAAGCCATCCAGAAGATGGGGCTATCAGCAGATACTGCCATTACAAAAATCATTAGTGCGATGGAGCAATTACCAAAGGCTACAGGCGGAGCAATCACAACGTTTGAGAATCTACAGGATGCAATTGAGCGAGCGTTCCTTCCTATTGGTCGTGGAATCCTAGATATATTTGGTGCGTCTAGTGGTGGAGCAGAACGCCTTATAGATCAGGTTGGACGGTTAGCGCAGGAGCTTGGAAACGTGCTGTCAGCCATTGGTAATAGTGGTGTCATTCAAGAGACATTAGACAAACTGTTTAGCACGTTAGGTGGCGGCGGTGGATTCGCTGAAGGATTCGCAAGGCTTGCCGCTAATATCTTGGCTTTCTTTTCTGACATTGTCCCAACGATTCAGAATGCCACGCAAGCAATCAAGAACAGCATTGTTAGCGGCATCAATGAACTAACAATAGGAGTGCTTGAAAACCTTTCTCTTATCCCGTTCTCAGGTGTGACCGATACAACAATAAATGCAGCCAAGGGTGTCGGTGCTGCTTCTGCCGCTCTTGGTGAATCCAAGATGAAACCTGTTGACATGGCAGCCACCGCTGAGCGTTACTTTCAACAAATCATGGCTGCATACGGCCCACAGGGTTTACCCGCTGGTTTAAACTTTGGTGGCATAAAACAAAACGCCGGTACATCTAGCCCTGTGTCTTCTCTACTTGGTCAGATTGCAAACAACACTAAAACTACCGCTGAAGCATTGACCCTACGCCGTGAAACGCTTGGTGGTGGGCAACTTGGGCAGTTAGGCGTAACTGCTGCTGAAATGGCTGGCGGCAATGGCGGGTCTTTTAGATTTGGTGACTTCTTTGGTGGTGGTAACAACGGCTTGATACCGGCAGGGACAGAGCTTGAACGCTCGGTAAGACGCATCATGCGAGACGAAGCACGGAAGAACGGTACTCCCGGAATCATGAGGCGCTTTTAATGGCGAACGCTTGGCCACTAAAGATTGAAGTAGACTGCCCCGAACCACGCCCTCAAAAGGGGCGGCTGATTGTTGCAGCTGACGGTACTACATGGGACTTAGCCAAAAGTAGCAATGTATGGCTAGAGCCATCAAGCCTTACTCTAATGCTTGCTCCGCTACCGACAACGGCGGCATGGCGTACAACCTACGCTGGTAATTATGCAAGGTTTCAAAAGACAGACTACACGCTAACCACGGCGGCATCTTGGAAGCAGATGCAGATCAAAGCATCAGGAGATTACTATCTGCAAAGCCTCAACGTTACCGAGCGGGCAACGCTTACGACGGCATGGAGTGCTAACCAACCAGCCTACATCAGCCTCTATGTACCGGGGCTAAAAGATTCAGATGAAACGGTCATCCTAAAGGCTGGCTGGGGTGTTGGTAGCGCTGGAAGCGTTGAGGTTTGGTTTGCCGCTAATGGAAGCGCTCAGGTGTACAAGAGCGGTGTGCTGGTTGGCACGTACCAGCGCAACGATTCCAACATTGCACCGCAAGCAAATGCCGTCTACCTAACATCGGTGGCTAGTGACTTCATAACCATTATGATGATTCCTTGCCGCCGCCGTGAGCTGGTTGTAAGCACTTCTACCGGGCTTGCTTTTAGCCATGTCTTTGCTGATCTATCGGCTGGAATCTCAAACACTATTACACCTGCCGCCTCTTTTAGTTGGCTAATACCGCAGGGGCAAGCAAGCGTACAGCTCGCAAAGTTGCAGTTTGCAACAAGCGGTTATGCTGTTAGTCCGGTGAAGAAACTCCGCTACCCACCGCCAACAGGTGCAACCTTTCAGGCTACGTTTGCTTATGATGCAATCGGCCCAGGCGCAAGCGCTGGTAGTTATTCGGTAGTCAAGGATGACCTGACAGCCTACACGCCTAACGGTGTAATAACCGATGTAAGGGCAAAGGTCAGCCTAACGAGTAGCACAGGATCCGCAACGCTTGGATTCTACGAAATAGACCTTGTCTATGATGCAGCGGTAGGAAGTACAGCAAACGACCCAACAGACATCACCTGCAATGTTGAGCGCCTGAGCATCAGCGTAGATGATAATGGTAGGGCTACGTGTAGCCTGACAACCCGCAGGAAGCCCATCACGGATGCCGGAGTAGACCAGCCTCAGATTACTTCAGACCGACCTATCCGGATTGCCTTAAGCGATGGAGCAACGCCGACACCTGCATACATCGATGTTTTCCGTGGGACGCTTACACCGCCGGAGATTACCTACGAAGAAAACGATACTACTAGGGATTACAGTATCTTTGTGTACTCTGGTCAAGACCGATCCCGTGACTTTGACTTAGCGTATATCGTGGAGTCGTACCCATACGATGGCCTCAATGCAACTAACGCTATCATCGACCTTTTATTGATTGCTGGCTACGATGATTCGGTATCTCCTTACTTTGGCGGCAATAACCCATCACTTGACTTGCCTTACAGCCCGAACATTTCTAAAGGTCAGTACGCTTTTGCTCCTGATTTCTTTGATACTGTTGGTGGCACGTTGGACAAGATCAAGAATGATTACTTTGCCAACTACATAACCGGATGGATGCCAACAACAAGCGGTTATTTATATATGTGGATTGACCCTGCTGTCGCTTCCACTACATCGGTAATGACGCTATATCAAAGCATCGCCGCAGCTACAACCGCTGGCGTTACCGAAGTGCTAAGGCCTAAGCGTGTTGTACGCAAGATGTCAAGCCACTACGAAACACCGGAAGCAACACAGGTGCAGGTTGTAGGGCAAGACCCGGCAACCGGGCTATTCATTACCAAGAGCCTTATAGATTCAGCTGCTGAAATTGCAAGCACCGCGCCAGCGTCAAGGCCTTACAATTGGCGTGGTAGACCGGTACCGTATCAATTACGAGATCCGGCACTAACCACGCAAGATGCAGTAGATCAGGCTTGTGATTTGCTTTATGACCGCTTGACTACAGGGCGTATTCTGATTGAGTGGGAGTCTGATTTCTTGGTATTGAGTACGAACAACCGGCCTTTATGGCTTGGTGATGTAGTGCGTATCATGGAGCCGGACGGCACAACCATCAAGGGGGATTACCGCATCATCGGTATCCCGACGATAGACTTTGTTACCGAGCAGACCAGCGGGTTTAGCGTACGCAAAGCCGTGTATCGTGGCCAGAAAGTCTAACCATGGCATACATAGACGGCACCCGTACATCAACGCTCACCATGAGCCATACGCAGAATGTGACCGAGCGCATTTGGAACCCGTTCGCGGTGCAACCTTTAGAGCCTGATTACGATACGCATTCAACAGACTTTACATTCGGTGGGCATCTTGGTTTCCTAGGCTCACTTGCGATTGCTACGAACGTGGTTGCGCCTTCTCCTGGCTCTGCTTGGACTTGGGAACTACGGGCAAACCTTGCAGTCAACAACGGCCACGGGTCAACCAATAGCGGATATGTAGTCCTTGCTTCAGGAAGCGAAACCGGAGGCACTACTTACCGAGATGTAAGCGTAACGTGTGCAGGTACCTTTAGCGCATCAGTATCAACTGACAAACTTTGGACTATAACAGAGGCTGGTTTTTCCTCATCTACGGCACCTACCGCGTTCCCTAGCCTAACCTCTTACACTTGGAATGAACTAACCACATCAGGCGCTACAGCGGCTTGTAGCATCACGGCTAATGGTGGAAGCGTTGCGGTGTCCGCAGCTGCGACATCAAGACGAACACCAGACTACACGGCTATCCTAAGTGCGAATGGATTCAGCAGCGGTGACGTACGGCACGACTTTGCGGTAAGCCTTGTCAAGGTGAACGGTGTTGCCGTGCATGACATCACACACGCCCACACCTTCCACGCGCAAAGTGCTACGGAGTTTTCCCTAAGCGTTCTTGGAACGACAGATGGATTCGGTATTGTCTCAACAGCGAGTGCAACCATTAGCACATCATCGTGTCTTGATCGTGCTGTCTCGATTGTCGGCAGGATACGGGCTTGGGAGGGTGCGTACCCTGACAACCTCAATGTCATCGTTACCGGGTACGACGGCGGCACCCGTACGGTTACAAGCTCCGGCGGCTCATACGGTGGGCAGGACACATTTGTAGACTACTCAACGACCACGGTACTAACTGACCCTACCTATGGAAGCAACAGCCTAACAACCAGTCTAAACGATGTCCCTGCATGGATAAGCGCGGCATTGTCAAGCAGTGGCCTAACCACAAACGGAGATAGTAGCACAGACACCAGGGTACTGTTCCGTGGCTTCCGCTTCAACGGCTGGAGCATAGCAGAAACAAACAACCGCTCTATCCCCGGTACAGGTAACGACAGGACATACACGCCCTACCAAGGCACTAGCGGCTACCGATATCTTGCCATCCAGATCAAGGCACAAAGCGGCACCAACCAAAGCGGCTACATCGAACTGACCGATTACCACGGCAACACCAAAAGATGGCAGGTTGTGGCTCCTACGACCTCCTACAGCACCGTTACCCTTGACCTATGCTCTCCCGATATCTGGAGCCTTGGAGCCTTACCGGCAACCGATGACAAGGACAACCCATACCCAAGAAAAAATACTGCATCAAGCAGCTTTGCCGGTAGTGAGTCTGTAGATACGGCTTACTGGGGCATCACTTCATGCCAGCGGCTAAGGGTGTCTAGCGGATCTATTGACATCGGTACAACCACGCTAACCTACACCAACACCGACAGTACCTATGTGCCGGATACCTTTACCGCGCAGTTTGAGCGCATAACACCGGCTATTGTTTCCGAAGCAGACACGACAACATTCTTCTACGGGCGCCGCTTTTGGCAACAAGACAGAGACGGGCGCACCGAAGAAGAGTCAGATGTTTGGTGGCAGAAGACGGTAGGCGGTGCAACAGGTGTGACTACCTACAGCGTAGATCCGGTAACCATCAGCGAGCTATGCGACCAGATCAATGCATCAGATGTTTCAATTGTTCGGCATCCCGGCTGGACGGCTACTAACTCGGTAGCCTACCCGGCGGGTGCTACCTGCTCTGCGTCTCAACCTCCATTGCGCGATTGTTTCCTGAACGGCGTAACGGGCTATTCAACATGGCTAAGGGGCGGCGGTATCCTTGCCACGCCACACGCTACAACCGGCACTGACTTTGCTTACGGGCATCAGCTGGCGGCAGGTACCATCGTAGCCCAGACCCTCTTTGATCGCATTAATGGCAACTTCCCTCCCGACCTTCCAGACCCGTTCGACATCAACGGCGGCACTGAAGCGGGGCTGTACTTGGCGGGTGGAAGTTTGCTCCGTGGTATCGCTCACGGTGCCTTACTCAACAATGCCGGTGACCCTTTGACAAGCGGTACGGTCAATTTGCTACTAACCAGCACGAGCGCTAACCGGGGTACCGATAGCACGATAGATGCGGAGGGGCGGTATTACACAAGCTCTCCGTGGGGGCTTGGTGAAAGCAACCACACGGTAAGTTACAGCACTAGCACTATCGGTCTGTTGCCACTTCACACATCGCACCGGTTCCGCTCTTGGTTCCGTGAGCAGGAGTTAGCCGGTGTTTGTGTCTCTGCTGCCGTGGCACCTAACCAGAGATTCTGCTATGCGGTGATTGAGTCAGGGGCGGTAGCCCTTCACTTTGCTGATGGGCCTAACGCTACCAACTTTGTAATGGTAACAACCAGCATAACGGATGCCAGCTGCGTCCATATTGCATACGATCCGACAAGCGCAAAAAGTCGGCTTTACATCGTGGTCGAAGCATCCGGGGATGACATCAAAGAATATTACACGGAAGACGAGGGGGTGACGGTAAGCATGGCAGTAACAGTAACTGGGTCAGGGAATGATGCTTCAGTAGCCATCAACCCAATGGGTAAGCGCATCGTGCTTTATCATCACTCTAACGACCTCTACAGGGTCATCTACGACCCACAGGGCAACGTCATTACGGCGGCCAGTGTGATTGTCACTGGCGGGGTCCAGAACGGTAAGACGGCTATTGCTTGGAGGCTTGGCACTTGGTACGCCTATTACAGAGGCGGTGGGAGTTCACTTATCCAGATCAGCAGCATCGATGATGGCGAGACTTGGAGCTAAGTTAGGAGGGGTGCTGGGCAGATGAGGAAACAGCAACCGGGAGTACTGCCCAGCGGGTGTCGGGAGATAAGGTCGACAAGGAGAATATACCACCATGATGAGACCTATTGCACTTAGAGCAGCTAAAGAAGCGTTAGACAATATTGGTGTGCAGGAGACTGGGGACAATCGCGGCAAGGCGGTTGAAGTCTACCAAGCGTCTACGGTTCCACCTGTCCCCCCCGGTAGCCCGTGGTGTGCCGCTTTCGTGGTGTATCGGTTGCGCAATGCAGCTCATGACCTAGCGCTAACAATCCCCCTAGACTGGCCACGCTCGGCATACTGTCCAGATCATGGCAACTGGGCCAGGCGTACAGGTAACTGGTTAAGCGTGAAGGATGCGGAATCCGATCATACCAAAGTGCGTATCGGTGACCTTGCTTGCTTTTGGTTTGCTCCGCTCAACCGGTTGGCTCATATCGGAATCGTGACCGGGGTATTTCCGTGGGGTGTCAAAACCGTAGAGGGTAACACGTCACCAGAAATGGAAGATGAAGACAAGGTAGAGCGCGAGGGGGACGGTGTCTACCGAAAGGCCAGAGCATGGCGCGAGCTTGGCAGTAACGGCGGCTTTGTTTCCATAGACTGGTAGATAATGCGTTGATTGGTTGTATACCTCACGGTGGGATACTGCTGTAGAGGTATCAACCAATGACAGTTATTGAGTACAAGTCAGAAACAAACGATTTACCGTTATGTCTTATGTCAGACCTGCACATTGGTGGGCTACACGTAGACTACAACCTGATAGAAAAAGAGCTGAAACACGCTAAAGATATCGGCGCAAAGATACTCATCAACGGCGATGTGTTTGATGCCATCATGCCGGGAGACCGTAAGCGGTACCGGGCTAACAACCTACACCCGCGTATGTTCCAGGCTGGGGATGACATGATCGGCGAGTCTATCCGCTGGGCTATTGAAATCCTACAGCCGTACAAAGATAACATCCTGATGATTGGCGATGGCAACCACGATGACGCGGTAGCAAGGTATCACCACATCGAACCGGTAAAACATCTGGTGATTGCTCTGAACGGCGCTGGTAACTCTAAGATTAAGTACGGCGGTTACCACGGGTTTATCCACATAAAGATGCCTGTGTCAGAAGTGACAGGCAAGCCACGCTGGGCGCATTACGTCATCCATTACCATCATGGCGCAGGAGGTGCTGCACCGGTCACCAAGGGCGCTATTACCTTCTCTCGTGCATCGATGTGGCTGGAAGGTGTAGACGCTATCTGGAGGGGTCACACGCACCACCGTCAAGCGGGACGCGACAGCAAGATAAGCTTCAACCCCGGCATCTCGGAACCGTCAGAGCGAGTACTAACCAAGGATGTCCTAACGCTCCGAACCGGATCATACATCGACACGTACAAGGGTACGACCAGCGAAGAGCTTATACAGCATGGGCGGAAGGACGGGTATGCGGCTTTGTGGGATGCGCCTAATCTTCCCAAGGGTGGTTTGATGCTGCACCTGCATTCATCTAGAAACAAATCAAATCCAAGTCAGCCGCACGTACCACGGGTAACAGACCGGCTAGAGATGTAGACAAAAAAAGACCCGATTGTTTAGATCGGGTCTCCTTCTTGCATCCAGCACAGTTGTTGTTTTTTTTGATTTCCCTTGCGGGTGCTAGGATTATACCCTATGGCATCAACTGACTTGCCATCTCGCCGATCCACTGGCGAATCTGCCAATCATCAGGAGCGCCCATTGTAAACTGTTCGGCGCTGATGTTGATGTCTACTCCGCAGCTGCTGTAGACCACGCTAAGGAGTTGCCCCTTGCAAGTGGTGAACCAGAGCATCCGGGAAAGGTTGTGGATTTTTACACGGATAGAACGCTGATACTGGAAGGCTTCCAGCGCCTCATTCCACATCGCACTAAAGTCAAGCTCGATTGTCTCAAAGGTTGTGTGGCCGTGCTTTAGCACTTCCTCTAACCTTTCCATTGTGTACACTTCATCTACTACTGTCATTACTTATCTCCCTGCGGTGTATAACCACATCCGGAATATACACCGGATGTGGATAACTGTCAAACTGTTTTTATCGTTACCGATTCGGTAGCCGGTATTAGATCAAGCCCTGGCGCGTGGTCAAGAGCAAAGTCGCTGAGTTTGCTAACCAGTACGGTGTGCTTTGTTTTGATCGCTTCCGGGTTGTGATGCATCAGCCATGCAACGGCTTCCTCTTCCTCAACCACGCGAACCTTTTCGGCAACGGATCTAAACGAAACCGTACCGTAAGGGCAAGTCCACGTCTTGACCTTCAGCGTACCGTCAGCCTTGCGCGGCAGTTGGCTCATTGCGTAGTCTTGCAGCTGTGCGTTGTACTGGCGCTCTAACCACGCAAGCCGTGCCGCGTGCTTATTGATCATGGCTGTGCAGTTTGCCAAGATGGTATGCATCTTTGCTGTCTCGGCATCGATGGCTGCCTCGATGTCCATCCGCTTACGCATCACCAGTAGCGCCAAGTCTTCCGGTGATTCGTTGCCTGTTATCCAGCCGGACATCGGGCCGGCATACTCGCCGGTCTCCTCGTCCCACAGCTCGCCATCAACTACATCAAATCCCATTATCTTCCTCCCAGTGGTCTAGCCTTCAGTGGCTGATCAATAACAATGTTGCCCTGTGGGCCTCTACGGAAGTCCTCACGGGGCGCGATAGCGCCGTTTGCATCATCGTCCTCATCGGCACTTATTGCCAGCAGAGCGGACACGCTATACCGGCGGCCATAAGTAAGCGCAGAACCCAGCCCGTGAGCGTCCGGCTTGGTTACCGGGATTGTTGCCGTGGTGCTGATCCACTCGCCGGATGCGTGAATGATGCGGCTCTCTACTGTAATCGCTGTAACCTTGCCATCTGTGACGTGAGTTTCCGTGGTGCCTTGGGTTAGCATCAGGTCGTTTGCCGTAAGGATAGGGCGCAGAGCGTCAAGGATACTATCAAGGGTAACATACTTGCTCTTGAAGGCGGGGTTGGTACCTTCCTTGCTGATGCCCTGCATCCGGCTTTGTGCCTTGATGAGACAAGGGGCAATAGCCCCTATGGTTTCGCTGCTTGTCATTCTTTATCTCCCGTGGTGTCTGGGTCAGTGATGCTGATCCAAACGGTTTTATCGTTGAACTTGATCAGGTTGTCTTCAATGAAAAACTTACTGTTCTTGTCACGCTCGTAGATTAGCCAATCTTGCGCTTCATCTAACGTGAGCTCGTGCCAATCTTTTAGCCCGTGAGCCTTGATGGTCTTGCCTTGTTCATCGGCAATCTCAACCATCTCGTAGGCTTGCTGGAAAAGTGTCATTACTTATCTCCCGTACCCCTTGGGTACACATCAATAATATATCCAATAGATGTATATGTCAAACCCTTGACAGGCTAATATATATATATGGTATATAGATTGCATGATTAGAGGATTGACACAAAACGAGCTTTCTCGGCGTACTGGTTTCAAGCAGCCACGCATCAGTGACTATATGACCGGTAAGAAAGCGCCTAGTGATACATCTTTGATTGCTCTTGCTGAAGCGATGGATATGGATCCGGCGGAACTATCAAAGCAGCTGTTACTGCGTAGAACATTACGCAAGGGTAAAGCACCGGAAGCACCAGAGCAACCGGGCGAATAGGTAGATAGGGAGATAAGACAATGCGACGATGCATAGAGTGTGGTTCAGAAGTAATCGATTTTGACAAGACCTGTACGGCTTGCCGAGTGAGTGAATGGCAAGACCAGCAAGCGCAAGCCCAGAAGCTCAGGGAGCGGCACTACGCGCTGGAGGCTAACCGGTGTGCATACCTTGGACGTAAGCGAGCAGTGCGCGATTCCATTAGGGCCGGTGTGGTTACTGCGGTAGTTGTTATGATGTTCCTTGCTTTGGTATCTGCCACCCGTGATGCCATGCGGTACGAGTATCAGACCAAACCTGCGATACTGAAGGCGCAGGGTGTCAAGTGAGATACCTGAGCGTGTGTAGCGGTATTGAAGCCGCATCCGTTGCATGGGAGTCCCTTGGTTGGACTCCCGTTGCCTTTGCAGAGATTGAAAAGTTTCCGTCTAAGGTGTTAGCCCATCACTATCCTGGAGTGGCTAACCTTGGCGATATGACAAAGTTTAGGGAGTGGGATATTGAAAGAGATGCAGTTGACGTTCTTGTCGGAGGGACTCCCTGCCAGTCCTTCAGCGTTGCCGGACTCCGCAAAGGGCTTGACGATCCAAGAGGCAATCTTGCACTCACCTTCATTGCAATGGTTGAACACTACCGCCCAGAGTGGGTTA